ACAATCCTGCCAGAAACATTACAAAGATAGAGTATATGGCCAACATTTCCATATATGCTCTTGATGAATATGAGAAAAAAACAATTGAATTTCTCTATACAAACGCTTTTCCCATCGGGTTAGGTGGCATAAATTTTAATAATAGAACCAGTACCGAAATTGAAACATCATTTACATTTGGGTATTCACAATTAATTGCCTCTTTAGCAGAAAATACAGATAGTTTATAAAAAAAAGCAAAAGATAGAGCCGAGTTACAATAAATATTTGTATGGCTCGTACAATAGAAAGTCCCGGAGTTGAAATTAGAGAAATAGATTTGTCACTTAACCCTAACAAGTCAAATGTGACAACTGTTATGGTACCAGGATTTGCTTCCAAGGGCCCTGTCGGTGAACCAGTTAAAGTCTCTTCCCTTTCCGAACACGAACAAATTTTTGGTCTGCCAACAAATGCTGCTGAAAGATACTTCTACCACACTACAAAAGCTGTTTTTCAATCTCCCGCAGATGTAATGGTGTACCGCATACCTTATGGTGAAGGCAATGGTGTTGGTACAAGCTCAGAGTACAGTGCTCTGGTATTTCCCGTCGTCTCATATTACAGTGGTGCTGCCAGTACATATCTAAGTTTTGACGAAGATGGTGCCTTTCTCTTTGGAAAACCCACACACTTAAAGCTCACAGAATCTGAATATCTTTCAATTCTTGCTGGTTCAGGATTTACTTTCGTAAACAACACTAGTGGTGCTCGTTATTTTGATTCTGTTGGCTCTCTTAGTGCTGCAGGAATGGTCATTCTCAACAAAGCACAATCAACAGTCAACTCCAGATTTGAAGGTTATTATATTGGTGTTATTGACAACCTCAATATTAATCCTGCTACAAAATACAACGACATTACAAAAGTCTATTCAATAAACAATGACAACAAAGCTATTAAAAATGATTATATTCAAGTACCTTCTGCGAGATTGAACTTTACACTATCTGCAGAATCCACTGGTCTAACAGATAGCTTGTCAGAAGTTCTAGAAGGTGCGGCTTCATTTGATATTTCCATTAATAAATTTAATGATACAGCTATTATTGGTGTATTTAAATTAAGACAATCAGTATTTTCACCAGATAGTATTGCGTTAGACTTTGAGATGGTTGAATCTATGATTGGTTCCACTGACTCTCATAGACGTCTACACAATCCTAATGGTGGTGCAGACAATAGCTTCTTCTTAGAAAGTGTTGATGATGGTTCAACAAATACAATTGTACTAGTCAACCCATATGTTTCACATAAGAATAGAAGCAGTTACCTAAATGCACAAGGTGTACCTACCAAGTATGTAAGATTTTTGAGCGGTCCCAACATTGAAAAGATCAATGACGAATCTGATGCAGAATTTGAAGCACGTGTGGGCGCACCTCAAGCAGCTCTGCAAACTCTAGTTGAATACTATGGCAGCACTGATGCATTGTTCCCTTTGGGTGACTATCAGTCACAAGATTTGACAACCAAAAAGATTGGCAATATACCTGCCAAGCTTGTAAAGATGTTTGAAAAGGTTCAAAACCACGATGTTGTGCCTTTAAATATTACTGTAGAAGGTGGATTGGGCACAGTTTATGCCAATTCGTTTAACCCAGCGACATCTGGTTATTTTGACGACACAGTAGCTTACGATAGTCAAGTATCACTATTAAGCTCAAGCAGACTTGAAGCATTGCCTGACGTTGCTGCAAACTGGCTTGCTGTACAGCAAACATTTGTAAACTTTGCAGTTAACGAAAGGAAAGATCATCTTTTTATCTCTGATCCATTGATTAACATCTTCATCACCGGAAATAATATCCGTACTCTGGATGATACAACCAAGACATTCTCACAGAATATCTACTGGCCATTAAAGAACATATATGGTCCTTTAGACAATAGTTATAGCTGCGCATATGCAACATGTGTCCGCACTGTTGATCCAGTGTTAAACCAGCAAATTTGGATACCTTTCTCTGGTCATGCTGCAGGTATCATGGCAACAACAGATTCCAATTATCAACCCTGGTATGCACCTGCTGGATTCACCCGCGGCCTTGTAACTGGTGTAACTGATATTGCATTTTATCCACAGCAAAAACAACGTGACAATCTGTACAAGATTCCAATTAATCCTGTAGCTTACTTCCCTGCTGAAGGATTTGTAGTCTTTGGTCAAAAGACCATGCAAAAGAAACCAAGTGCATTTGATCGCATCAATGTGCGCAGGTTGTTCCTTGCACTGGAAATCTCTGTCCGGGATACAATCAAGTACTTCTTGTTTGAACCCAATACGCTCTTTACAAGAACACAAGTTATAAACACACTTCAACCAATCTTCGAACAAGCAAAGAACACACAAGGTCTATATGACTACCTGCTCATTTGCGATGAGAGAAACAACACCCCTGACGTTATTGACGAGAATGCAATGGTCGTCGATATATATCTAAAGCCTGTGAAGACTACAGAGTTTATCCTTTGTAACTTCTATGCCACAAGAACAGGTACAAATTTCCAGGAGATTATCACCTAAAGGATAAGTAATTTTATGGCAGATGTAAATCAATTAATCACAGACTTCTACAGAGTAGCCGCAACAAGAGAATTTGCACGCGATTATAACTTTCGTGTACTTTCCATTAATGCAGGAGGAGCAAGCAATGTTTCGTTTGATCAAGACGACTTGGTTTATTGCAAATCTGCCTCCCTACCTGAAAGAGCAATCACTAATGTGCCAGTACCCTACATGGGATTAAACTTCAATCTTCCTGGTAACGCCACATATCCAGGCAGTGAAGCTTATACATTGACCTTCTATTCAGATGCAAGATCACAGCTCAGACAAAAGTTTGAACAATGGTCCAGAGACATTTTTGATGATAGCTCCAGCACTGGCAATTACTTTGCTCCTAAACAAACAGCTATCATTGACCTTGTTCAACTTGACAATCAACTTGCCAAGACAGCACAATATCAGTTAGTTGGTGTTTCCATCCGCAGTGTTGGTGCCATTAATTATAATATTGCTGGTGGTACTGGTGAAACTGTTGAATTCCCTGTTACATTTGCCTATCATTATTTCAGAAAATTAACGTAAGCATCCAGTTCACAAATTAAATAATTAGGTGAACAATCCGTTTGTTGATGCACTTGCAAGTATCAAGGATAATTTTTATGGCATAGGCCGCGGCACAAACCCACTATTTGCTCCACAAGCTGCTGAACTTTTTGGATTTAACATTCCTGCTGTCCCAATAGTAAGCGTACGCGATTATTTCTTGTTTCAAATGGAGTCGTGGTTTACCTCGATTCCAATGTCAACACAATGGATTGTGGTAATCGACCAATATCCTAAAGCTTTAAATCAAACAATAGTGCAAGCATTAGAACGAACAGATGCCTCAAGACGAGGATTCAATATTAACAATGCTGTAACAATATTAAAAAGTTTTCCCATGCAAAAAATTATTGGCTGTCTCTTTGCGCACAACGTCACCATTCCAACAGAGAGTTTTGAAGCAAGTACAGTTTCAGTAAATAATAATCGAGGATTTTTACCAGGAGTAATTGGTGGAGCGAGAAATTCTGAAGCTCCAACACTAGTAATTGATTTCAAAGAAACAAACACATCATTTATTGACAATGTCATCAGGCCATGGGTAATTCTTGGATCACATTATGGTATGGTTGCACGACCTGGCGATACGCCAACTAGTAGAGATATGAAGAACATGAAAGTGAACATGACCTTACTTTCATACACAAGGTCAATTCATAATATATCCATGATCCCTCGCAAGGTATTCACATTTTATAATTGCATGCCTTTTAATGTGGCCGAACAAACATATGAGTATGAGAATGAGAAACTTGTAACATATTCAACTCGATGGACATATTCAAATTATACTGTTGAAAATAGTCTTTATCTTCCTGTTACTGATGTAATTAATAGAATTTCACAAGGTGAAATACCGAGAATTTCAACTCTGCAAAACGGCATCGGAAGTATAAATCCTCTGGGTATGCTCTAATTATATATGTGAGTGACTTCACATATAATTGCAGATTAGCTGATCGAACTGTTACTTTAAGAGAGATGAAATTACCTCTCTATAAAGATCTCGTAAAATATTTAACTACAAACAACACAACAGATATTACAAAAGCTTTTGATGATCTAATCTACCAGCTCTGCACAAGCGATTGTTCTAATCTTACAATTATTGAAAAGGCAAAAATACTTTTAACAGTAAGAGCAATAAATGTGCAGCCAACCCTGGATGTTGTTCTCACTTGTCCAAGTACAGGACAAACATTTAATGCATCCTTGGACCTTATTACAATAATAGATTATCTTAATAAAATTAATATTACATCAAAAAAATTGACATATGATGATTTAGAAATTGAACTCAACATACCAACAACTTTTCACTATGCAGACATTGATTTCATTAGTAAGATTACATTTAACCAAACACCAATCGATAATATAAAGGAAGCTTTTGATAGTCTACCTGCTAAAGTCAGCAAAGATATAAAAGATT